GACGGCGAGTTTCGAGCAGCAAAAAAGGGGGCTGTACGGCGCGGCCCGTGTGAAGCGCGTGGCGTTAATGTCTAGTGCCGAATTCGTCGAACAAACGAGTTCCCGCGCCGCAGGAACGGGCGCCTTCGTCGATGTTGAACTCGAAATGATTTCGCTATTACTGGCCGCGTGATATGAAAAAACTTCTCACACTATTTGGCTTCTTTGTACTGTGTTTTGGGGCGCAGGCTGACACGCTCAAGCTTAAACTCGACCTCGAACTTTCCATAGGCATCACCAAGTTTCAGCAGCAAACCAACGGGATCTGGTATCAAGAGGGATTCGATCACTCGCTGAAACTAAAGAGCGCATCGTACAGCGCGAAGATTTTCAGCCACCCGTCAGCGAATGGCTGGCAAGTCGGTGTCGGGTACACGTACGTCGGGAAAGCGGCATCCGAAGCCGTGGCCACTGCCTCGGATGCCAATTACGACCCGATCAAGAAAGCGTGCGTCGGTCCGTGCTGGCCGTTGAGTCATTGGTATGGCGCCGGCACCGTGCAAGGGGTTTCACTGCTTGCGCGAAAGAATTTCGAGAGTGGCTGGTACGTCGAGGGCGGATTGATGGCCAGTCGCGCGACGTACTCAGTCAACATTCCCGATTGGATTGCGTGTGCCACATGCGCGACGCAAAACGTAACGGCGACACAGCCGGTGAAAACGCTGTTCGATCCGACAGTCGCGATAGGCTACCGGCGCGGGCCTTGGGCTGCTTCCCTGTCAGTTGTGCCGACGCACATGACAGACGGTTCTTATGCGATTTTCAAGGGCGGCTCGCCGATCCTCGCAATCTCCTACATCATCCCGCTGTGACCATGGAAAAATACTCAGAAACGGGGGCCGCAATGGCAGCAAAAGTGACTCCGCCGGCTGCGGTGGTGGGAGCCAATTTGATGGGGTATCCCCTGCCGGATTTGATCCAGTGGGTGACGCTCGTCTACGTCGTTGTGTTGGCGGTTAAAGGCTCTTTCGACCTGTACGACTACCTAAAGCGGAGGTTCGGCAGTGAACCCGAAAAATAAATGGTTGCTCGGTGTCGTTACGGCAGCGGTACTCGCGACGGTGTCGCAATTCGAGGGTAAATCGAACGATCCTTACTTCGACATCGTTGGCGTGCAAACCGTATGCGACGGTCAGACGAACGTGCCGATGCGCCACTACTCGGACGCTGAGTGCGCCGCGATGCTAAAGGCGTCGCTGGTCAAGTACGGTAACGGAATCCTACAATGTATTAGCGTCCCGATCACTAGCAGCGAGCATGCGGCGTACACGTCGTTTTCATACAACGTGGGCGTGCAAGCGTTCTGCAAATCGTCGTTGTTGAAAAAGCTTAATGCAGGCGACCACTACGGCGCGTGCGACGGACTGCTCGCGTGGGATAAGGCAGCGGGAAAAGAAGTTGTCGGCCTGCTCAATCGCCGTAAGGGCGAGCGGGAACTGTGCCTAAAGGAGTTGAAAAATGTTTGAGAATTTCAAAGCAAAGGCCGCAAATGCGTGGAAGTCGGTAACGATCTGGTTTAACACCTTAGTCGCGGCCATCATTCCGTTTTCGGAAAACATCGTGCAAGGCATCAAAGACAACCTGCCGACGGTATCGCAATACTTGAATGCGGACACGCTCAAGTACATCGCCGGCGCGATCCTGATCATCAACATCGGCCTGCGGTTTAAGACGAATAAGTCGCTTGATCAGAAATGATGCCTCTGCAAATCAAACTGATTGCGACAGCGGTCATGTTCGCAGCACTGGCCGGCGCCGGATGGTACGTGCATCACGCAATCTATCAATCGGGATGGGATGCGCGCGACGTGATTGCAAAACGCGACACGCAGATTGCAAACGACAAGGCGGCCGCCGAACTCGCCTCCGCGAACGATAAAATTCACGTGCTAAACCTTTCGATGTCACGCAATCTCGATTCGATCAACACATCACACTATGAGGCACAGAAAAATGCGGACGACAAAATCGCTTCTCTTAGCGCTGATCTGCGCTCTGCTCGTTTGCGGCTGTCAGTATCTATCGCCGCTGGTTCGTGTACTCCGGCCGGACCCGATCAAAATTCCGCCGCTGGCGCCGGAGATCGCGGTGAGGCAAGAGCCGAACTTATGCCCGAGGTTGCTGCAGATCTTCTCGCTATCGCAGCAAATGGCGATAGCGCGGTGCGGCGGGCAAATGCCTGTGTCGACGCTTACAACGCCGTCCGCGACCAGGTGAACGCGCAATGATGACTGAACATCAATTCGCGATTTGCATGGTGTTGGCGGGCCTCGTCGGGGCCGTGCTGTTCTGCGCTTTGTTCGTCGGCGCATGGTATGTGATCAGTCACCTACGTGTGGTGTGGCAATGAGCCTGACCATCTACGCGCTATTCGTCTCCAACGCTTTCACGATCACTGCGCTGGCCGTGATCGCGCTGCACTACCGTCGCCAGCACGCCCACATTCAACCATTCTTGAGGAATTACGCCATGAGCCTACAGACCGATCTCGACACCGCAAACGCCAACCTAGCCGCTGCGCAAGAGGCGCAACGCGTCGCACAGGCTGCGTTCGACGCCGCGCAGCCGCACCTGAGCCTATGGGCCGAAGTGGAAGCCGAAGCCACGAAGCTGGCCGCCGAAGCACAACCCGCGTTCGCCTCGATCGTTGCCAAAGCCCGCGCGCTGTTGGGGATGTAGTTGAATACTTGCGACCGCCGCGCCGACTGCCCTACGCCGTGCGGCACGTCGACGAATAGCGCCGGCTATGAAATTCAAGCGCTAACGAAATCTCGCGGATGGCTGCGTGCTGTCGATAGAACCTTCTCTACCAAGTGCCTGGCAGAGTACCACATGCGCGGCATGGATGCCGGAGGACGGGAACTCCGAGTTTATGAAACCCGCCGCCCCGCAAAATAGAGAGATTCGCCGGCAGCTCGGCGCCGGGCAAGGAACGCTCGCGGACAAACAGAGGCACTACACACTTGAGGCGCCGGCCGTACCGGAACAGCCGGCGTCGTTCGTTTGCGTGTTGTGCTTGACGGATATCCCGTGCGGCTCGCCTGGATGTGCCGGAACGTGGATTAAGACGGGCGCATGAAAGATTTGCTCTCGATCGGGCTGCATAATCCCGTTGCTAAACTGACAATGCGAAAAGTTACTGCCGTAATAATTTAGCGATCATTGTTTAGCATTTAGCGCATTGGAGGTATTCCCATGCGCAAATGGTATTCGTTCAAAGCCCTCGCGGCCGACTCGGCAGAAATTTCCATCTTCGACGAGATCGGCGGATGGGGCATCACCGCCAAAGATTTCATCGGCGACCTCAAAAAGTGTACCGCTCAAAACATCACCGTGTCGATCAACTCGCCGGGGGGATCGGTATTTGACGCACTCGCGATTTACAACGCGCTGGCCGGATGCGGGAAGAAGATCACCGTCCGGGTGATGGGCGTCGCGGCCAGTGCCGCGAGCCTAATCGCAATGGCCGGCTCGAAGATCGTCATGCCGGAAAACACCTTCATGATGATACACAACCCCATCGGTGCGGTCTACGGCAATTCCGAAGACATGACCGATATGGCGGCCACGCTGGACAAGATCGGCGCCGCCCTGGTATCGACGTATGTCGCCCGGTGTGGAAAGACGCCGGAAGAGGTCAAGGCGTTGCTCGACGCCGAGACGTGGATGTCCGCCGAAGACGCCGTCGCCAACGGCTTCGCCGACGAGATCGAGCCTGCGATGAAGATCGCGGCAAAGATCAATCCGGCTCGTGTACCCGCGGCCATTCTCGCCAAGATGAAAATCAAGGCGTCTTGTGGCGACGAGGAATGCGACGCCTTCGGCAGCGCGGTCGCGCTATCCGCCGACGGCAACGTGCTCGTTGTTTCCGAAGAAGGCGGCGAAGTCTATACGTACGACTGGATAGTCGTCGACGGCGTTGGGGCCAGTTGGGTTCAACGACCTTGCGTGTTGACGGATCCGGACCCTTGCGAAATTGATCCGGCCGAACCCGACGGCGCGCCCGATCCGTGTTGCCGCACGCCGTTGGCGCAGCAAATTCAAGAGTTCGCCGCCAAGGCCGGAATGCCCGAATACGCGGACCATTGGGCGATCGCCGCCGACAGCCTCGATGCGGTGCAGGCGTCGATCTTGCAAGCGCGCGAAATCAAAGCGCTCTGCGTCATCGCGAAAAAGCCGGATGCCGCAGGCGCCTACATCCTCGCCGGCAAATCGATTTCAGACGTGCGCGCGGACCTGCTAAACGTACGTGCCGCACGCAGCGAGCAGTCGGCAATCGACACATCGCCCGCCCCCGCCAACAAGACGCAACAGGCCTCGGCGCAGCCGACTGCGATCACCACGGCCAGCATTTGGGCCTCGCGTCAAAAATCCCTCAACAAATAGGAGTAACGCACTATGACTACCCTTACCGAAGGCCGTCACACCGGCGAGTTTTTGCTGTTCGAACGGGCACCGTATAGCCGCGAAGAGGTCACGATCGCCGCGGCCGCCGGCGCGATGGTGCCGGGCACCGTGGTCGGCAAGATCGATCGCGCGGCGAGCGCCACGTCCGCAGCCAATGCGGGCAACACAGGTTCCGGCACGATGGGCACGATCACTGTGACCGCGGGTACGGCGCCCGGCAAGTACAAGCTGATCATTACGGAGGCGGTCACCAACGCCGGAAATTTCATCGTCGAAGGTCCGGACGGCAAACTGGTAGGCGAGGGCGCCGTTGCAGCGGCGTTCTCGAAAGGCGGACTCGCCTTCACACTGGCCGATGGCTCGCCGGATTTTGCACTGGGCGACGGCTTCGTCATCACTGTCGCCGGAGGTTCCGGCAAGTACGTGGCCTATGACCCGGCGGCTACCGACGGCAGCGGTGTTGCCGCAGGCATCACCCGCGCCGCCGTACCGGACTCGGCGTCCGATCAGAAGGCCGTGATCATCGCGCGCCATGCGGAAGTGATGGGCGCAGCTTTGACCGGCAACGACGCGGCGGGCACCGCAGCGCTGGCGGCGCTCGGGATTCTCGTCCGCTAACCCGTCCCTCAATCACCCTCTCGGAGAACTCACAATGGCCACGCTTGATATTTTTAACGACGACGCATTCAGCGTTACTTCGCTCACCCGAGCGATCAACGACGTTCCGTTCCAGCCGCAACGGATCGCGCAACTCGGATGGTTTTCCGAGCAGGGCGTCCAAACGACCGCGATGATGCTCGAACGGCGCGGGACCTCGATTAGCTTGGTGCCGACCGCGACTCGCGGCGCCCCGGCGACGCCGAAGGGTACGGACAAGTCAAAGCTCGTTCCGATAGGCACCGTTCACTTGCCGCAACGCGCGCACGTGTCGGCAGACGAAGTGCAGAACGTTCGCGCCTTCGGCACGGAAAGCGAAGTCCAGACGATCAGCAACATTGTCAACCTGCGTCTCGTGAAGATGCGGCGCGACCTGGATACCACGATCGAATGGCAGCGTCTCGGCGCTCTGAAAGGCCAGGTTTTGGACTCCGACGCATCTTCCGTTTTGCTGGACATGTTCACGGTGTTCGGCCTGTCGCAACAGTCGTCGGATCTGGCGCTGAATGTCGACGCGACCAAGGTGCGGTCGCTCTGCGTCGAAGCGAAACGCAAAATGGAGATCGCGCTCGGCGCCCTGCAGTACAACTCGATTCGGGTGTTGTGCGATCAGGACTTCTTCGACGCTTTCGTGGATCATCCGGCCGTGCAAAAGGCGTGGGATAACTTCCAGGATCGCCAACTGCTGCAACAGGACTTGCGCGGTGGCTTCCAGTTCGCGGGGATGTACTGGGAAGAGTACCGAGGCACCATCGGCGGCCACAAGTTCATCGCATCGGGCGAAGCGTACATGGTGCCAGAAGGCGTGCCGGACCTGTTCACGACCTTTTACGCGCCGGCCGACTGGATGGAAACGGTCAATACGATCGGGCTGCCGTACTACGCCAAGCAAGAGCTTGAACGCTTCAATAAGGGCGTCGAAATCGAGACTCAGTCAAACCCGATTTCGATCTGCACCCGTCCCGACGCGATTATTAAGCTGACCTCGTAAGCATCATGTCCCTGGAAGCGTTCTCGCGCATGACAAGTCGCCTCTTCACTCATGTTGGTGAAGGGGCGATCTTGGCAGGCGTGGTTCGCGACCCGCCGGTGCTGATCGACATAGAGCACGACGTTGCGATCACCGGCGTGGACGGGACGGTCACGGTCGCGCGGGCAGCCGCCACGATTCCGATCGAGTATCCACTGCGCACCGGCGATTCCGTCGTTGTCGGAGGAAACACATGGATCTGCGACGGCCTACTGGCTGACGACGGCTATACCCGGCGCTACGTGTTGCGGGACGGCTAAATGGGCATCTTCTCTATCGTCGTTTCGCCGGGCAAGCTGACAGACCTGGCCGACAAGCTAAAGCACGTCAACGCGGAAACGCTTGGCGTGGCTTCGCTTCGCGCGGTCAACGCCGTTGCAACACGCGCCTATGACAAGGGCGTCGAAAGCATCGTTTCCGGTATCAACCTAGCCCCCGAATACGTGAAGGAACGCATGTCGCTGCAAGAGGCGACGGATCCGAACGCGCCAGCCGCCCGGATCGTAGCGATGCGCAAGGGGGATCGTCCGCCTACATTGGGGCCGTCCTTCGGGGCACAGCCGATCGTCGTGCCCGACAAATACCCGAACGGGTCTTTTGTCGCCTGGCGCATGAGCGCCAATCCGCGCAAGCCGGGGTCGTTGCTCCCGTGGAAGCCACGCATCGGGAATGCGGCGCTTGGCGTTCCCGCGGGAATGAAGACGCGCGGCTTCTCCGTAAGCGTCGTCAAGGGCAAGATCGAGTCGTTCTACAAGTCGGCGTCGGGCAACCACGTCTCGTTCCTGTTTCGTGCGAAAAACGGGATGCTCCTTTCCGCGACGCGACTGGTAGGCGCGGACTCGCACGCGAAGGGCGCGATCCAGGTTCTTCGCGGCCCGGCGGTGTGGCAGATGTTCCGCACGAATGTCTCCTATGCCTACACGACGATCGCCAATGACTTAGAGAAAACCCTGTCGGACGAAGTTAATCGCGAAATGGTGCGTCTGCTATGAGCAAAGCCAGCACCCTGGCCAGCGCCATCGCTGCGCAACTCGCAACGATCACGGTCGCCGCCGGCTACGGTACGGACATAGGGCTGACCGTCTTTCGCGGGAAAGTTTCGCTTGATGCGGATATGCTCCCCTGCGTCGTACTCGTGGAACTGGACGATCACGTACTCGATCAGGTTTCCACCGTCAACATGCCGGGGCCGCAGAAGCGCTCTAAGACGGTTAAGCTGCGGCAGACCTACGCAGCCGAAGGGCACACGGTCTGCGACCCAAACAACCCGAATGACGCGGCGCATCTAATCCTCTCCGACTTGAAGAAGTGCATCTTCGGCGGGGATCAGACGTTCGGCGGCTCTGTAAGAACACTTTCATACGCCGGGCGATCGATCGCCCCCCGTGTCGATGGCATTGCCGTCATCTCGGCATCTATCCGATTCGATGTCGAATTCTCTGAGGATTTGACCAACCCCTAGCGCTCTCGTGCTAGTACTTTAGGAGTAAGCATCATGGCTGACGAAGCAAGAGGATTTTTAGGCGCGGGAGATATCTACATCGCGCGTTACGACCCGACGACGGCCGCCTTTGGCAATTTCAAAGGCCCGTACCTGTCTAACAAATTCGAGTTGAAAGTGTCCTCGGATTTGAAGGATATGGTTTCGCGCGGGCGCGATTCGTACGGGCAGGTGATCGAGTCGGTGACTGTGCCGAAGCCGATCGAGTTTTCGATGGACTTGGCGGAAGTCAACATCGAGACGATGACCATTGCGTTGCTCGGTTCGCAGTCTGCATTGACGCAAGGATCAGGTTCTCTGACTGCCGAAGCCATTGTCGCGAAGCTGGACTCGTGGGTCCCGTTGTCGAAGCAAAATATCGCGACGGCAGGACTTACGGTCAAGAATTCGACCGACGCGACCACGTACGTGCTCGGCACGGATTACGACGTAAACTATCGACTCGGATGGATCAAAGCGATTACAGGAGGCGCTATCACGGCAGACGAAGCGCTGCACGTGTCATGTACGTACAACGCGATCTCAGGCACGAAGATTGCAGGTGGCACCAGTTCGCAGTTGCGCTTAAAGATCAAGTTTGATGGTATCAACTTCGCGAATCAGTTGCCTTGCATCGTCGATGTGTACGAAGCGACCATCGCGTCGTCTGCGGCTTTCGACTTCCTTCAAAACGATTTCGCCAAGGTGCCGCTGACGGGACGTGTCAAGACCCCAGTGGGCGCGACAGAGCCGTTTGTCGTGAACCTGCGCGATACGGCGTAAGCGTTTTACCCCGCAGCACCGCAGGGCGTCTCCGCTTCGAGGGACGCCCTGTGTGAACTAATAAAAATGCGACATGGCTGACATAAAAGATATTGCACTGACGATCGCCGCGAACGTCACCGGGCAGGAGCAGATCAACGCCCTGGCCGAGCAATTGCTTTTGCTCGCGAAAGACGGGGGCGAAGCGGCTCCGCAGTTCGCGACGTTGGCGGCGGAACTCAATAAACTTGGCGAGCAATCCGCCACGGTGACGGCGCTTGGCGCTCTTGAGAAGCAAACGCTCTCGACGGCAAATCAACTTTTCCAGGCCCGGCAGGCCGCATCGGACCTCGGCGCGACGCTTGCCGAGCAGCGCGCGATTGTGCAAACACTGGCGCAAAGCCAGGCGTCGGCGACAGAGGCGTATGCCTCGCAGTCGACGGCGATACGCGAACAGCAAAAGGCGCTGCTCGATTTGCGAGTGGCCAACGACGCCGAGGATCGGCAGACGCAAGCGTACAAGGAGCAGGTTGACGCACTGCGCACGACGCTTGCCGGCCTCCGTAGCACGCAATTGGATAACAAGAGCGCGGTAGAGAGCAGCACCGCATCGCTGAAAGATGCCGAAGGCATTCTGAAATCTGTGTCGGTTGCGTACGATGCGGTGCTGACACCAATCGTTGGATTACAGCAGCAACTCAATTCGCAGAACGCGGCTCTGTCCGAAGCGCGCGTCGCAATGACGCAGGCGGGCGTTGCCGCCACGGATTTCGCCACTGGACAAGGAGCGGTGTCCAAGGCCCTGGCCGACACCGTCACACGCACGCAAGAGGCCGTCCGCGCGCAGCAGGACTACGAGGCCAGGCTCGCGGAGCAAGCCGCGTTGGAGTCCGCAGTTGCGGAGAGCAATCTGCGCAGCGTCGACTCGGCTCGGGCGGCTGCGCAGGCGCGCGTAGATGCACTGAGTCAAGAGGTTGCCGCGCAGCGGGAACAGCAGGCGCAAGTCGAAGCGGCCAGCCTCGCGGAGAAGCTGGCCGCCGAGTCGCTTTCCTCCGCGATCGCCGCGTCGAACGCAAAGAACGTCGAACTTGCGAAGACCGCAGCGCAAGCGCGCGAGGACGCGGCCAAACAGGCGGCGGCGGTCGAGGTCGCTGCGCAAAAGGAAATTGACGCGGCGACGTACAAATCGCGCCTCGAAGTCGAGCAAATCGTCCTTGCCAAACTGGAAGAGGCAAAGGTCTTCGAGGCGACGGCCGCGCGCGAAGCGCAAGCCCTGCAAGACGCGTTCGGCGTGGTCGGCGTGCGCTCGGCGCAATCGATCGAAAACGAACTGGCCAAGGTTCGCCAAGCGATGACGACCATCGCGACGAGTTCGGAGTTGACCGGCGCGCAGATCGACTCGGCTCTGCTGGCCGGACAATCCCGCGTCCAGTCACTTGAAGCCGAATTGAAAAAGGCAAACGGGCAACTGGCGTCCACTGGCGGCGTCTTGGAATCGCTCAAGGGCACGATGGGGCAATTCGCCGCCGGCAACCTGATCGCCAACGTCGTGATGGGCCTGGTCGCGCAGGTACAGCAGCTAGGCACGGAGGCGTTCAACGCGAACAAGCAGTTGGAGACGATGCGCCTCGGGCTGACCTCGGTCTACGGAAGTTCGCAAGTCGCCGCATCGCAGATCGAGTTCCTGCGCAAAACGGCCAACGCGGCTGGCGTGTCGATCGGGGATATCTCCGGTGAGTTCATCAAGTATGCCGCCTCGGCGCAGGCGGCCAATATCCCGTTACGCACCACGAACGGGCTATTCGCGGCCATCACGATGCAGTCGGCCGCGCTCGGGCTGTCCGGCGCCAAAGTCGGCGACATGCTCAACGCCTTGGGCCAAATGGCGTCCAAGGGCACAGTGCAAATGGAGGAGTTGCGCGGCCAGTTGGGTGACGCGCTGCCGGGGGCACTGCCGAAGACGGCCGCTGGCCTCGGGATCACGACGGCGGAAATGGAGGCAATGGCGAAGCGCGGCGAATTGCTCGCTTCGGAAGTCTTCCCGGCGTTGCAGAAAGCGCTTTCCGAGAACGTCGGCGAAGTCAACACGATGTCGGCAATTTGGGAGCGCTTCAAGAATTCGGCCACGGAGACGGCGCAGGCGATCGGCGACACAGGCGCATGGACCGGGTTGAAAGTCGCGCTCATGGCCGTTGGCGAAGCCTTCTCGCTTCTCGGTCTTGGCGCGTCGGTTGCGTTCGACACGATCATTACGGGGTTCCGTTCGGCGGGCGCGGCTGCCGTTGCGCTGGCGCACGGGGACATCAAGGGCGCCGTCGACACCATGAACACGCTTTGGGACGACTACCTAAAGCGAAACACCGAACGCGCAACCAAATTCCAGGAGCTGGACGCGCAGAACGTTAAGTCGTTCGAAAAGCTTGCTTCGGGTGCCGAAAACGCCGGCGCGAAGGCAACGGCCGCGGCAGACCAATACGTATGGGCCAGTGACAAATTCGTACTGGTTGGGGCCGCGACCGA